AGTATTATCTCATTTGTAATGGTAGCTTCCATGAGTGGTGGAGCGTACCTGGGCTACAAATATGTAACATCTGAAAACTTCAAATCTCAAGTTATGAATGAAATCCTTGGAAACATACAGGGTGCTATGCCTAAAGTTTTGGACAATGTAATACCCGAAACAACAGGGTCATCTATACCTTTACCTAAAAAATGAATTGTTACTGGTGCGATGCTGAACTTATACCAAGTGGAGATATTGATGTTGATGAATCTATGGGCAATTTATATCCTGAGTTTTCTGTGCGAACAAATTTAAGTTGTCCTAGGTGTTACTCGGAAGTGGAAGTTTTGAAGAAAAGAGATGCCTACGACTGAAATACCTTATTTTAAGATAAACGAGATTCAAATACATGAAATACCAATATGGAAGTTTAATAATCCAGTAGTAAACTACATAAATAAACCCGTTGTAGATATTCCAGGTTGTGTAAGAGTACATAGAAATAATTTAACTAGCCTTATTGATAACCCTAAAGATGAATATGGAACATATACAGAATGTGGTAACTTCAGTATTCCTAGTTTTGAACCTCTGGAGTATAACCCCAATGAATTTAAGTACACGCAAGCCGAAACCGCCAATCAGACAGAAGAGTTTGTAACACCAACAGTAGAACCACCAAAATACGAACCAAAAAAGAAAGAAGATAAACCGCTTTTCGTTGAGTGCCCTGGACCTAATGACCAAAGAGTAGGCCAATATGCTTCAGAGTTTAAACTGGAAAGGGTATCTGGTCATTTAAGAAGCGAAGATGGTAGTGAGTGCATAACGCTTTATGAAAACGTTAAATTCATCGAGCAATACATACCGAATCCTCCACAGCTTGTTAGCACTGCTGTTATTGCTACTGTCGCTGCCTCTACTCCACTATTGCTTAATATTGTCAAACCTCTAGTAAAAAATTTATTTAAAAAGCTGACAAAGAAAAAAGATAAAGTAGAATAATTATCCGTAGATAAGTGTAATACCCGTGACTTATCTACTGGCCTATTTTTAGTTCGTGAGTGTGCGGTATAACCTGATTAGGCTTTGGAGCGATACGGACTCCCTCACATAATTTTGCGTACTCACTTTTAGGATCAAAATAAATTCCAGCTAACATAAGTTCGCCACAATTTTTTAATCTCGCAATTTCATAATTAAGCATCTTTGCATTTAGTTCTTGTCTTTGTAGCTTTATTTGTGTATTAGCTGCATTGAGGCAAGAGTCTTGAAATCTTTTATCTAATGGGATATTAAATGTAAATGCGAATCCAAAGTTAAGTCCTAGAGAATCTTTGTTGCCACTATAGTTTTCTTGATAATAAAGTACGTTCCCTGGATTATCTGGCACGTTATCATTATTGGCATCTGTGTTGTCGTACACGGGCGTATGATAAATGTAATCTTGAGGCCGTCTTTGATTGAATGTTGTGGTTACGAAGGGGCTAAATCCCATTTGTGGACCAGAACAAACTATCCCATTTCCGTACTGGTTTTCTACCATCGGGCCACCCAAAACCTGTGTGGCGAAGTTCGATACGCTTGATGAGGATTGAGCTACGGGTGCTGCTGTATTAGAGGTATTGGCAAATACAGGATTGCCTATAAGGCTTATTGCGAGAAGATAGTTGTGGTATCTGTGACGCTTGTGCTTTCTATGGTTCGGGTTATATCGGTTACGGATTCCATTCCAGGTGCTTGATAAACTTCTGTAAATTGAAAAGCATCTCCCTGATTTGTCTGAGTCCAATTTGGTCTTTGATCTAGATTTAATCCCTGCCATGTATGAGTAGTTTCGCTAACAGTGGTAGCTGCTGGAGATATAGAAGATCCGTCATGCTGTATTCCTGATCCTGTAACTGAATAGAGAAACCCAGAATTATATTCTGTTGTTCGTATAGATTCTGTAATAATTGTGGAAGTTTCTGTTCGGCTGGTGCTCGACCCCTGAGTAAAATTTGGAATAACTGGAACAGCGTGGCAAGGAGCAGATATAACAAAACCAAGAAGAAGTAGCCTCCTCATTCGATAGTGAGATCAACGACAAACTGACCTGTCATCACGATACCAGTTCCAGTTCCAGGTGTCAGAGTAATTGTGTGATTATCTATTGCTACGGCTGCTGTTCCTACACTTCCAGCACTTGTAGATGTTAAGTCACTGAAGTTTGGCACAGTACCCACTGTAACTGCACTACCTGGTGTGGCATCTCCTTCTAAATAGCTAGTAGAAAAGCTGAAGGCTTCGCCACTGGTCGCTTGCGTAGCGGAAGGAAAAGTTACTGCTGGTACACCATTTGTCACAGAACCAAAACCGCCTATTGTAGCTGCTGAGTTAGAGTCAACCGTGGTGACATTGTTACCCGAAATACTGTAGCTCGAACCAATTTTATCAGCCGTACTAGCTGCCGAAAGCGATTCAAACTTCACACTAGAGGATATGGAATGATTCACGTCCGCATAAGCTGGTGCGGATATAAGGAAGATAAATGGTAATAGTCTTTTCATTTGATACCTACTTTGTTTTTACTATTATCTATTATTTTAGGACCATTGTTGTTACCTGTGCCACTTTTCTTCTGTCCTACACTAATTCCATAACTTCCAAGCACTCCCGAAACCAAGCCAGCCGTAAACGCTCCATCAATCCTTACCTTCCCCATGTACCCCAAAGTCATCATTGATAAACTCCAGGTCAAAATCATAAATCTGATCGCGTGACCAAATAGTTCTCCCCATTCAATGCCTTCTTTTTCTTCTTTTTCTTCAGCCATAAAAGTAAAGATTCTTGTTTAATACTAGCAAAGTAGCTATGTTTGGGAAGTAACACATAAAACCGATGGTAAAAATTCTAAAACCTATCCTTCTTGTCTTTATAAAATCGAAAGCAATGAAGAGATTGATAGTAGATTTATTGAAGGCAATAGCCAAACAAACAGACAATACAATAGACGATCAAGCAGTTGCTTTTATAGAAGCCAGAATGTTTCCAGGCTCCACCACCTCTCTTCAATGATATGAAAGATGACGGGTTTATGAAAATGATCCATACGGAACTACCTCCCGAAGCAGAACTAATGATAGAACTTCGATGCAGGGAAATAATGGCCTGTGATGATGTAGATAGAATAAAAGCCTTTTGCATAGAT